TAGAGTTTCTTAGCGCCTGCATCTGTAGAGCCGTTACCCAACTCAGACACAATGCGTGCAGGGATTACAAACTCACCATCGGCAAGGCGTGCGGGTTGGTTCTTAGCGCCAATGGTTGCAGGAATGCTGTCAGACACGCCGTCACCGGGGCCTTTGAGCAGACGCCCACCATCAGAGTAACTACCCAAGGAACCTAAACCCCCACCCATTGCGTAGCCCATCATGCCGCCGTCAGCGGCAAGCTGTTTGCCTGTTACGTCGTAGCGTTTACCGTTACCCGCCAAGTACGTTCCATCTTCTTGCAATACAGCGGTGTATGTCTCCGTGTTGTATCCAGAAGAATCAGTAACCTCAATGGTCTTTGCCTTGGTCAACTCGGCAGCTTTTGCGTCCCCAGCTTTGGGTGCATTCGGGTTTGTGCTGCTTTCAGTAACTGTGCCGTCCTTGCCTGCTGACAAGAATCTAGGCTTGTACTTCACACCGGCAGAAAAGTATGGGCGCATGATGCCTTCAGCGGTTGATGCCGCTTTACTTTGCACGGGGTACTTGCCGCCGCCTTTACCCATGAGGTAGTCGTACGCAGCCAGCGAGTCGCCAGTCTGCTTGTTATACAACTGCTCAAATTCAGCCATTGTTTTAGGTGCTTTGGGGATGTAACCAAGACTGCCACCACCATCGGTATACGCGTCACGTAAACTTGTCATGCCTGTAAAGCCGCCAACTGGAATGCCGGGGATAACAGGGGAAGTTGTGATTGTTCCGTTGGGGTTGACTGTTGCACCACCGCCAAAGATAGATGGGCCAGTTGCACCGGATACGCCTACTGGGAGCGCTGTGGCTGGGGCTGTTGTTAAGCCTGTGGATTTATCTACTGTAGTAGTTGTGTTCTGTGTTACATCAATGTTCTTAACGCATGCTTGGGCGGCTTTGTCCCAGTGATATCCCGTTCCGCAATCTTTGTAGTCAATGATGACAGGCTCGTCTTTAATGCACGATTTGCCGTCAGCACTCTTGTGGTATCCGGTAGGGCACGGTTTATTTTTGTCGTCCAACACAATTGTGTCATTACCTGTGCCGCCTGTAATTGTGTCGTTGCCTGTGCCGCCTGTAATAGTGGATACAGTTTTAGGCTTAAACAAACCAAAGAGGTCTTGCCCCGTTGCCGCTTTAATGTCCGCTTGGTTAATGCCAAGACGCACCATTTCATCATTTGAAAGTCTCTGCGCGTCCGCTACAGTGAGCGCCCCAGAGTTAATCTTGTCTTGTAAACTGCCTGCAACTTGGTTAATGTTAGCGTACATGCCAGCTATGCCGCCTGTATCGCCTTTTAAATCACCTGCTTTGTACCCAAACGCGCCATATAAATTTTGCGCTGATGTAGGGGCCCCTGTGATACCAGCCGCATCGTTTAATGTGTGAGTAGCTGCATACTGCGCAGCTTGAGACATGCCTGCGTTCTTCATAGCGTTTGCCAACGCTTGATCTGTTAAACCTACATCAGCGGTTACGTCTAAAAACTTCTGAGCGCTCATAGTGGCAGGATTTACCGCCTGCACAAAACGTTTTTCAAAATCACCTTGGTTAGCCTGTGTGCCTGTAATGCGGCCAATGTCAGCAGCGCCTACGTTGTACTTTTGCATATCTGCAGCGATCTGTGCATCAAGTGCGCCAGAAGCTAACTTAGATTGGTCAAGCCCTTTGAAATAATTAAACACATCTTGGTCGCCAACAAGCATGCCGTTAGCGTAACCGGGCACACCGCCACCAGCCAAAGCTACAATGCCACCACCAGCAAAACCTGAAGGAGCGCGGGGTTGCAACGTAGCAGCAATACCTGTTTGCGGGTTTGTATATGCGTCAGAGAAGTTGCGGCCACCAAACTCGCTGGCTTTAACGGGTGCCAGAGACTTGTACGTCTGGGTGTACGGGTCGTATAACTTTTGACGAATGTATGCAGGGTTGGTGTTCTCCGGCATCTTGGTCGTTGTAGGAACCATAGCGCCTGCCATGATGGGGGCTGCCGCCATACCAATATTAGTAAGGTTGTTCTTAGCAAAAGTCCCCATAGCTGCGGGGCTTGCCGTAGCCGAATTAAATCCCGCAGTCAGCGTCTCCATAGGCGTTGCTGAAGCCAGCTTCGAAGCAACTGCTTGTTGCGCCGCTTCTTCGCTCAAGCCAGCGCCAACAGATTGTGACAACGCCCCAGTACCCGCATTCATCAAACTCTCGCCAATACCTGCGCCGCCGTAAGCACCCAGTCCGGCCATGAGGCCGCGAGACAGACTACCGGTAGCTAACGCCGTGATACCGCCCGTAGCCAATCCAGCCATACCCGCAGTCAACCCGGGGCCCCCAAGAGCTACACCAGCAGGGCCAAGGAACGCGCCAAGGGCGATAGGGGCAATAGTCTTAAACAAGTCCGACAGCATGCCAGCTTCGGGTAAACCCGTAGTAGGATTGATGGTCAACGAGCGACCATTGGCTTCGGCAAACTTCTGTAGATTCCGGACTTCGTCCGGCGTCATGTGGATCAGTAAAGAATCATCGCCACGGCCTTGCTTGGCAACCATGTCGGCAAACTTATGTAGGCTCATTTTTGCCTCTCAAAATGGGGGTTGTTTGATAATATCATGCTGGGAGCGCGGAGACAAATGAAAGTGTGGCTACGACGGAAGCTGTTGAGGGTTTAGTCGGTGTGCCCGAAGCTGCGTAGGTTGGGATTGTCAGAGTTGCAATAGTGGGCGACCAATAGATTTGGACGTAGTCTCCTGCATTCATGGACAAAAAGTAGTTCCAGCCTTTGATGTCGTGCGCAGGGTCAATTGCACTTTTACGCGCTACAGAGCCTACAATCCCTGTAGACCCCACAATATCCGTGCCATTTTGACGCAACCAAATGTACATATCTTGCGGCGCATTATCAAAGTTTTCTATTTGCACACTAAACTGAAGGTTGTAGACACCCGCATTTGCTACAGTTATCTTTGATCCTGTTTGAAGCGACACTGCATTGGAAAAGTCTGTATTGGATAGGGTGAGTAATGTGGCTGTATTAGCCGTTGTAGACTGGCTCGTATAGCTAGAAAACGCGCCGTACGGAAACCCAATATATCTACCCCCAGTTCGGCCAAACAGTTCGGCAAACGAATTTTGCAGTTGGTTAAAGTACAAACGCAAAACATTGGTAAACTGATCTTGATACCGGCGTTCGTACTGATCCGTGCCCAATGGTAAATTGGGTGGGGCAGGGGTAATGATCTGGTCTTTGGTCGCCATCAGCGTCTACCGTCAGGACGAATATCTATACGCGGTGCGCCCAACTGCCAGACTGTGTTGATCTGGTTAGAACTGATTTTGAAGATCATTTGGCGACCGCGCATGCGGGTAAAGATCATGCCGGTAAACTGCTCAGTAATCACGTATGTACTACTTTTAGCTACAGGTTGCGATGCCGTGCTTGTTACGCCAGAACCGGAGTTTGACAAACCGTATAGCGTCATAGCCACCGAAGGCGTATCCCCCGTAGGAGAGTTTTCAGCGTTTTCAAAGGTCAGATCAGGAAGGACGCGCCACACAAAACCAAAATTATGTCCATCGCCAATGTCAAACTCTGAGGATGAAATGTAGGCATCAATAGCAGTGGTTGTTCCTGTTTCATTATTGTTCAAACCTTGCTCGTGATAGACCAAATTGTTGCTGTACGTAGCTGCCAATGGGAAGTCAAGCAAACCAGAATCAAGCCAAGCTGTTCGTGCCATCGTGCCGTAGTACCAGATTTTTTCTAGGTAGTTGTAGATTACGTAGCGATCAACTTCGTTGCTGTTGGCAGAGCAGTAGAACCACCAGACTTCGTTAAAGCCTTCGTTTGTACCTGCAAACACCTGCGCTGCTTGGGCTTGGTTAAAATCACCAAATATGTGACGACGCAAGTCACAGTTAAGTGTTTGCACGCGACCATCATAAGAATAGAACTTGTCCACGCCCATCCAGTACACAATACCGGAAGCAATCACCGCCGCGTTGGGGCCTTCAATAGAGATGTTGTCGCCTAGCAGTTGAGGTGCCCAGACGTAAGGGGGGCCAAGGTATTGCAGAGAATACACAGCCGAGTCGGTAAATACCAACACCTCTTGCCGAGTCTGAACTGTAGCCACAATCTCAGAGCCGTGAGACACTCGTACAAAACCTGCTTGGTTAGTGGGGTCTGGCGTCCAGTTGTATGGATCATCCTGCGCTGACCAACGAATCAACATAGGGTCAAGTGTTGCACTGTTGTAGTCGTTGCAACCAAACACAATTATAAATCTAGATGAATCCGATACTGTAATACTGTTTTGTACAGTCGGCACGTCAACAATCTTAGACACAGCGCCAGAGCCAGAAGAGGATGTGTTAACTTCAGCGCCAGCTTGGTCAAGTAGATTAAAAGTCAAACCGCTAACTTGGAAAGCGTAGTAGGTAACACCCGCAGTAATACCTGTAGGTAACGACCCACCAGAAAACTGAAGCGCAGCGCCTTCTGTATAAAGTACAGTGGAAGTCACTACAGTTGGCGAAGCATTGGTAAAGGTAACTGTGCCGCCAAGAGAGTTGAGCAGTACGCCGCGAGTTGTTACACCGCCCGTTGCATCCCAATAGTACAGACCGCCACCACGGGGGCCAAACACTAAATCTTCGCCGTAGTTAATTTGGCTCCAAAGCTGTAACGCTACAGTAGAAGTTCCGCCGTTACCCCAAGTACCCGCACCCCAAGCGCCTGCGCCCCATCCTGTTAGTGGTACGGCATACGCAGGGCCAGCGTTAACTTGGTAGGCCGCAGAAACAGCCGAGCCGCCCGTAGCACCCGCCGCAACCACAGTAGCTGTTGTAATTGTGTAAGAGTTAGCGTTAACTACTGTGAGTTGAAATTCAGCATTGAGGGTTGTTGCGTACGTGCCTGTAACACCTGAGAACGTAACAAATGAGCCTGTAGTTGCACCGTGGGCCGCAGCCGTTACTGTGACTGTGGTTGTGCCATTGCCCGTAAAAGGGTCAGTGCCAAGCGTCGTTGTTGTGCGGATAGGCGTAATGTCTTTGTACGCGCCACCAAGTTGGATATAGAATTTTGTATTTGTACCAACACCAACTAGGTTAAGGTTGCCTAGCGTTGTCCAGTTCCAAAGCGAACGGCAGACGCCGTTATAAGTGTCGGCAGAAATGCGCTGCCAGCCACCTAAAATCTCAGGATTGCCTTGACGGAAACGGATTTTGTCGCATTCGTACCAGCCACCCTCAGTGGTATATCGCGTGTTCTCTTTATTCACGCCGGGCTTGAACAGTATTTTCTGTAATGGCATTTTTAGTCCAGCAATGCGCACTCGGCAGTGCGGCGTTTAAGTAGGCCCGGCAAAACCTTGCCGCCGCCTTTAGTCCAGAGCATCAGTTGTTCCTTGGCCCCTTCCCAATCATTGGCATTGATTTTCCTCTTTAACGTAGATGTTTGCAAGCGCCCAACGCCTAAATTATAGGCAAAGTCAACGATGGCGTTGCACTTACGTACGTCTGTAATCAGGCCTGGGCAGTTACGCAAAACACCGGGCAGGTACGTATGCTCTAACTCAATCATTAAAAGCGCCCTTGCCGTGGGTTCATCCATCGGTGGGTCTTCCAAAGTTACCTTACGCTTGTCTGCGTAGTAAGTAGAGCCGTAGCCAATTGTTGCCACGTTAGCTGGACAAAGGTAAGGCTTAGCCCGATACCCTTCATACCGGCGGCACAGTTCAGCGGCAAGCTCCAAGTTCATAGGCCACGTTGCTTCAGAGTTCTGTCAAGGAACCAATAGTTAATTGTCCCAGACAATAAGGCTGAGAAGTCAGGGGTCATCATCGTTTTAAACACTTCTACGGCTGGCGCACCGGCAAGCCATGCGTTCCATGCAAACCATACGTGGATAAACGACCAGACAAACAGCACCCAGTAAGTTACGACTGGACGCACAGAAGCTGACAGACTAGCAACCCAACCGCCTGCGGCTTTGACCATCTCGGCCTGCTGAACGATGGCGTTGTTAAACGCATCCATGACACCTACGTCAATAGCGGCTTCCCGTTGAGCACCAATCTCAGCCAACTTCTGCTGACCACGCAGTGTTTCTAGTTCGCACTGGCGTGTAAACATCAACAGTTCATGCTGGCGCTCATTCTTCTTGTCAAAGAACTTTAAGACTTCGGGAGCCATACGGAACAGGCCGCCAAACACTGATCCTAAAATACCGCCACTTAGAATATCAAACATTGGATTCCTTTATCGTAAACATCAGGTTTTTATGTGCAGGGTAATTGACAATTACTTCACCTTCGGGGCACTTGTATTTAATGTGAGCCATTAACGTAGCAACACCGGGCGTCACTTGCGTGGTAGTGTCAAGCGTAAACTTGTACCCAAACTTGTCCACTGTGTCGCTGGCTGGGCCTGAAAACGTTGCAATGCTAGGTTTGGCTGGGTGTACAACCAATTCAGAATCCCGCACCTCTATTTTAAATGACGTAACTTCGCAGTTATCTCTGAGCTTTTGACGAGCCACTACAACCTTGAATTCGCCATTTGCAGGTGCATCGGATATTTGAAAGTGCTCTGGTGACCATTTAAGAATGTCTTTGTGGAACACACCAAACTTGTCAGCAAGCGTATAACCACCACCAATCATGGCAGTTGAGGCAGTTACCGCACCAATAATCTTGGTGTAATACTCAAGTTCCATATCAACTCAAACTCCATGCAATCATGTACGTGCCAAAAATGACGAAGGCCACTATACAGGCCGCCGCAATGAATGCTTCAGCCCAGTCCCACATTATGCTGGCTCTGGTACTCTTACCGTGGCTGCTATGACTGCTGTCGATGTGTCTCGATCAATTGTCAGGTAGCCTTGGCAAATGATGTTGTAGTCTTGCCCGTTAGCGTCTTTCTCGCTTTTGACGGGCACCGTGATGTCGAGGTTCTTAAACAGAAACTCTTTGCCGTTTTCAAATACGCGCCAAACATGATCCATTGAACCGCGACCTTCTTGGCCACGGGTTTTGTTAAATCTAATCTGGTACTTGTTCATATGATCTCAGCAGCAGGCATTGGGCAAGCTGCGGGTTGAGCCATCTGCACGGTCAAGTTGAAATGCACAAACTTAATTGGCAACTCCGCCGCATGGCGTGTGAACGAGTGCATCAACCATGAGTTAGCAAAGATCATCAAGCCGGGTTTGGGCGTGAAGTTAATCATCTTACTTGCAGGTGTTGCGGCACTCATGTCTTGCTCTGGCAAATCAATCTGCACCTTGGCCGCACGAGGGTCATGGAACACTACGCGGGAGCAATCTTCTGGTGTCTCAAGGAAGTAAAAGCCCACGATCTGTGAGCCAAAACCGTGAACGTGCGCGTCCATTGCAGAGTGCTTGTGGTGCTCTTGTGTCCACATTTCTGTAAACGACACCGCCTTGTCTTGCATGGCGTAACCTTGCTCATTGAGAATGTTCCAAGCAGTAGCGCCGACAAACTCAGAGAATCCAGCCATGCGTGGATCAGCAAAGTAGTTGCCAGTCATGTGCACAGGGTAAATCTCGTTTAAGTCGCGCTCTTTTTTTACAACTTCAAGAGCTTCTTCGGAGACAGCGTTAACCACCTCCAAAAAGTCAGGACGCTCAATCAAATAGATTGGGCACGGAAAATGGTATGCAACTTGAAGCTGCGTGTTTTGAACAACTTGAGCCACTGACTCAGCGGCTTTGCATACTTTAACTTTTGACTTCTTGGTGGCGGTTTTGCTCATTGTTAGCTCCTTGTATTGGGGCTATCAGTTTACAACCTGAACCCACTGCCAAGCAAGGAAATCAAACTTATATTGATTATCGTCAACGGGACGGGCAGGAGCCTCTTTCCAGTTGTTGTCAGCGCCACACCACATTACCAGCACGCCTTCAACTGGCTCTGGGCGTGGGATCGGGGGAACCATTGTGCAAGTAGCCTCGTCCAAAGTCCAAGCAGACCAATTTTCGGCTTGTTCGCGGTTGTTAAAGGCCGCAATAGTGTTTTGCTGACGCGCAGTTTTTTCTTCTGTTGTCATGGGACGAACTGTCCACACATCAGTCCAAACACCATCTACTTTTGCGTAAACGGCTTCGTCAGATTCAAGCACTTCATAAACTCCCGGTGTAGGGCGTTCAACACGAGCGAAGGGTTCCCAGTGCGCTGGAATAGAGCCAAACGCTTGAAGAAGATTATCTTCAAAAGCAGGGTGATTCTTGGTTACGCCGTTTTCAGTTTCAATATAAAGGTTCATGTTTTCTCCTAATTAAAGATTGCCTGTGCAAGTTGAGGGGAACGAACGAGTTGTACCGGGGTAAATGATACGGACAGCTCCGCAAGCTCCAGACCCATTAGCTCCATACTGTGCCCTACCGCCGCCGCCGCCATATCCGCCACCACTACCGGCTTGGTTACAGTAAAAACTAACAGCACTAATAATGGCCGCACCGCCTTGTGCACCACCAGACCCACCACCACCGCCAGCCGTTGTAAAAGTCCCCGTAGTAGGTGACGTACCTGATAAACCACCAGACCCACTACTTCCTTGGCCTAACAAGCCAACGCCCCCACCACCGCCACCGGCGCGACCATTTCCGCCTCTAACGCCACCACCGCCTGCTGAACCGCCGGAACCACTAGCGCCGCCTGAGCCACCATAACAGCAGGTTGTACCCGCTCCACCATTACCTGAATATCCGCCAGCACCCCCACCGCCCCCAGCAGGGCTACCACTACCGCCATTGCCGCCATTGCCGCCGCCGTCTGAACTTGAGGAGCATCGTACACCGCCAATGTAGCAAGAGTACGCACCCCCAGCTTTGGCATAAACAGTGGAAGAGTATGTAATTTGACTGTTACTACTTGGAGCGTTGGTATTAGCAGAGCCAACTGCTACCGTTACTGACTGTCCCGGTGTAACTGAAACATTGTTTTTGTACGCTAACGAACCCCCGCCGCCAGCAATACCGCTGCCCTGTCCAGCGCCAACAGAAACAACAGAAATAGAATTTACACCGGTTGGCACCACAAACGTGTATGAACCGGCAGATGTATAAGATTGTTGCCCTTGTACCACCGCAGTCACACTATTAGATGCCGCGCTTGCTGGGCCTGTGCCAATTGCATTAGTGGCCGTAACTGTAAATGTGTAGGAAGTGCCACCAGTCAAACCACCAACAGTCACGGTGCCTGAACCGGCCTGACTCAAAGTTCCCGTAATACCGCCGGGAGAAGATGTAGCCGTGTAAGTTGTAATGGTTGCACCGCCATCGCTTGCGGGAGCAGTAAACGGTACAGAAGCTGTAACACCCGAAATGGTTGCCGTACCAATCGTTGGTGCTCCGGGAGTAGTCGCAGTTGTAATGCTGTTTGACGATCCACTAGATGGCCCTGTACCTGCGCCGTTAATGGCTTGTACTTGGAATGTGTACGATGTGTTTGCTGTTAATCCAGACACACTAATTGGTGACGATGCACTTGTGCCTGTGATACTGCCGGGGTTTGATGTAGCAATGTAGCCTGTGATTGACGCACTGCCTGTATCAGTCGGCGCAGTAAAAGGAACAGACGCAGTTAACACCGACACACTAGCCGTGCCAATCGTAGGCGCACCGGGACTACGAGGCCAGATGCCTTGCTTGTTGTAGTTAGTCGCTTGTTGAAGCGTCCAGACACCTTTGGCTACTGTAGCCGTAGGCTCTGTTGGGTTCTTGGTGATAACACCACCGGGGTATTTGAGACTCATTTAAGCTCCTACAAACTCGAAGGGAATGAACGTGTATTACCAGGCCAGTAAATATTTACTGCGCCGTCACTACCAGCGCCTCCGTTGCCATAACCACCGCCTCCGTATGCCCCGCCGGAATTAGTAGCATCTGAACCACCCGATCCACCTTTACCTCGCTGCGTAGTAGCTGAACCGCACGGCCCTATTGCAGTGCCACCAGCGCCACTAGCGCCCTGCCCTCCGATACCTACACCACCTCCGGAAAAATAAGTTGCGCCGCCACCGGCGCCGCCGCCGCTACCAGAAGTTCCTGAATTAAATGGAACACAAAAACAAGCCCCGTTGCCACCGTTACCGCCATTACCACTGTATCCAGCGGCTCCAGCACCACCCCCGCCATACGCGCAACTAGAAGTACCACCGGATCCGCCGGTAAAACCAGTGCCAAATGTAGCGGTTCCACCCGCTCTACCAAATCTATAATTTGTCTGTCCACCCGATGTCGCTCTTACTGTATTGCAGTTAAATGAAGACCATCTAGAAGAACACGCCGAACTAGCCGCAACCTTAACAGCGTATGAATTACCGGGAGTAACTGAAATATTATTGGCGTATGCAAGACCGCCACCACCACCTCCAGCTAAGCCCAAACCGCCAGAATTACCAGCGCCGCCAGCACCAGCTCCCACAGCCACAACAGAAACAGATGTAACACCGGCTGGCGCTACCCACGTATAAGTACCAGCAGTTGTGTACGCCTGCGAACCCGCATTAGATGCAGTGATTGAATTACTTGCGCAACTTAATGGGCCATATCCAGTAGCGTTTGTTGCTTGCGCTTTAAAAGTGTACGAAGTAGCGTCTGTTAAACCTGTGACTGTCAAAGGAGAAGAAGCTCCCGTTGCAGTAAAACATCCGGGTGTTGAAACAACTCTGTATCCAGTAATTGAAGCTGGATACCCCGCGCAAGCAGGAGCAGTAAATGTTACCGAAGCACACAGAGCAGAGCCAGCCGTAGCCGTACCAATCGTAGGCGCACCCGGCGTTGCAGGCCATGTACTTGCACCCTTTGCTTGCATCTGCTGGGTAACTGACCAAATTCCAGAAAAATTAGGCATTACAAATTTCCTGTATTTGTTGATGGGAATGAACGAGTTGTGCCGGGGTAAATGATCCGGACTGCACCGCCACGGCTGGTATTACCGCCGCCGCCAGCACCACCACCATATAAACCACCAGTCCCGTTAGCAGCATTACCTCCACCTGAGCCTCCAAAACCACCAACTGTTCCGCAAGAACCGGGGTATTTAAATCCACCAGAACCACTAGAACCTTGACCCAAAATACCTACACCGCCACCGCCACCGGGGCCAGCTACGCCGGGTACACCTCCACCACCACCACCACCGCCACCACCAGCACCGTATGAGCCATTTGCATTATTGTTTCCGCCCCTACCACCATTACCAGAATAACCAGCCGCACCACCGCCACCACTTTCATAAGTTGAAGAGCAAGCCGCAGGCGTTCCACCGGCACCACCATTACCACCGCCATCTCCAGTGTATGTGCCACCAGCACCACCAGCGCAGCCACTACCAAGTTGCCCACCACCACCTTTAACAACAGCGGTGGAAACAAAATAAGAGTCAGTAGAAGATGTGGCCCTATTGCCAACTACTACAGTGTAAGAATTTCCGGGTGTAACAGAATAGTTATTTTTGTAACCAAGACCCCCACCGCCAACTCCGCCAGCAACACCACTATTGTCACGGGCAGCGCCAACGGCAACAACGGATACCGAAGTAACACCACTTGGCGCAACCCAGCTATATGTGCCAGCGGTTGTGTAAGCATCTTGACCAATTGTTAATGGAGTAACAGAATTAGAAGCCGAACTTGGATAACTTGGCCCATATGCGTTAGTCGCAAACACTTTAAATGTGTATGCTGTACCAGTGGTCAGTCCTGTTACAGTCAAGGGTGAAGATGCGCCAGAAGTTGTGTTTGTTCCCGTAGTAGTGCAATAAGCCGTATAAGCTGAGATAGCACCGCCGCCAGTACAAGCTGGCGCAGTAAACGCGACAGACACAGACGTAGAACTTGCTTGAGAAGCAGAGCCAATCGTAGGGGCGTTAGCAACCTTCAGGGCGTTGTACCCCGGCAAAACAATACCAGCTTGATAGCGCATCGACATGGGTTACCCCCCTATCAAGAAGTAATGGCTTCGTATGAGGCTGTCAGTTCAATCGCATTAGTTGTACCAGACGTAACTACGATTGACTGGGACTCACCAACATAAATGGCTGTTGTTTTATCAATAACAATCAAAGATGCGTTAGCAGGTACGCTAACTTGGTAAACGATACGATAAGCTGTACCGCCACCACTTGTTGCGCTGTTCACAGACACAGTGATGTTAGCCGCAGAACCTGTTACGTTAGACGCAACGATGTTGTCCAGCTTGTTAACCGTGCCAGAAGCAGGTGTCAATGCTGTCCATGTTGTTGCGCTTGTTCCAGACGGAATCAAGTATGAAGTATTGCCGTAGATGCTCGTGACGGCGACGATATTTGGATTTGCCATGTTTACTCCTTAGAACCCGAAGATCATCGCCATAGCGATGGATTTACCTGTTGTTACACCACTAGACTGTTGAAACGTTGGTAACGCTCCTGCGCCATTACTTGTGAGAATATAACCTGCTGTGCCGGGGCCAGCAGAGGCTTGGAAAGCGCCTGTGCTAGTCGTGCCTGTAAACACCACACTATACGCTGTGGTTGTTGTAAGACCTGTACCACCGCTGCCAACCGCCAAAGTACCGCCAACAGTCACAGCGCCAGCGGTGGCTGAGTTAGGGGTCAAGCCGGTAGAGCCAAAGCTGATTGTTGAAACACCATCAGTTGCGCTAGAAGAAACTTCTACAAAATCAGAGCCGTTCCAAGCCACCAAAGCTTTGGTGCCCGAAGTAATTGTGACGCCTGTTGTTGGGCCGCTACCAACAATCTTTACTGATTGGCTTGTAGATGTGGCGTTGATGACAACAAAAGTTTTGCTGTAACCGGCAGTGAGGGTGTCGCTTACCGTAATTGTTAACAGACTTGCGGGGTTGCCTGTGCAGCGAATAATTTGGTACTGCGCTGTGCCCGTAGAGCCACTGCCAACCTGCGCAATGTTGGTAGCTAGGTTATCGCCATTTGTGTTTGTAAGCGTGACCGCAGTTTGACTACCGCTAATGATTTGGCTACCGGCAATAGCCGCATCAAGATATTGCGTAATACCGTTGTTAACGGTGTCACCCCATGTGCCGGATAACTCACCCTGAACCGGCAGTGCAAGTTCTAGGTTGGTTGAATATGCTGTAGTCATTTAAAACTCCTATTTTTGTGTAGCACTTGTCTACACAGTGCTGATATTTTGCCAGTTTGCGTTCTCGCTGTCATCAATTAATGACCAATAAAAAACACCCGGATCGCCAAGTCTGCCCATTGCCTGATTGCCAGTAATCGCTAGAAGTTTTGCCCCTATAACGTTACCGGGTGTGCCCACAGAAGAAACGCCTGTAATCGACACTTGTTTACTTGGTACATCGTCTCCAACAAGCCCTGAAGCATTGACACCGCTCAAAGCTACTTGAATTGTTCCGATTGAAACATTACCAACAGAACCCGTAGCCTGTAAACCATCCGCCGCCCAGTTAAATACCGCTGTACCAACAGCACCAGAAGCCGCAACGCCACTGATTGCGATAGACCGCTCAGCTACAGAAACGTTACCCGCAACACCCGCTGCTTGAATACCATCAATGTTAGCGCCGTAAGTAAACCCAATAGAGCCAACATCGCCTGTAGCGGTAACACCAGAAAGCGCAACCGTTTGAGTAATCCCTACAGTACCAACCGAACCTGTAGCAATAACGCCGTCTTCCTGCTCAGCCGAAGAACCAACAACACTTCCAACCGAACCAATAGCTCCAACACCAGACAACCCAGACTCAACGCCCGGAATTGCAACTTCTCCGGGCTGCCCAATAGCCGATACACCAGTAAGCGCAACAGTATTTGACTCAGCAACATCCCCAACCGCGCCTGTAGCCGCCACACCTGTAATGGCTACTTCATAAATAGCTTCCGCAGTAACAGTACCAACAGCGCCAGACGCGGCAACGCCAGAGAGCTCAGACTGCTGACCTCCCCAGCTATTACTGCCCCACGAGCCTGCGCCCCATGCGGTTGTCATTTACTGCCCTCCTATCTAGGAGGATCAGGTTGTAGCCAAACGCAGCAACGCAGTTGATGTGGTGTTTGAAGGCATTGTCAAAGTGAACGTACCGGCAGTCACAGTCTGTGAACCGAAGGTGTGCACGCTAACAGCCTTGTTAGAAGCCGAAAAGTTATAAATCAACACAGCGTCAAACGCGGTGCTTAGCGTCACGTTCGTGTAAGTGATACTTGCGCTGGGTGTCCAGTAGCCTGTACCCGCAGTAGTAGATGTGTTTGTAGACAAGGGCGATGTGCCGTTTGTCACTGATACTCCACCAGCGGTGTAGTTTGTACCTGTTACTTCACCAGTAGATGAATACGCTGTTGTTGAAGCGTTCACTGTGGCGGAAGCCAAATACAAGGCGGCTTTAAAAGTGTTGCCTGTACTTGTGGTGAAGTTATGCGTAGCTGTCATCAATTCGCCGAGGAATGATGAGCACATTGCTTGAGTGTTTGCCATGATTTTTCCTTTACTCGAAAGAAGCTGCCGCAGCGGTAAGTACCACTGCTTTCTTTAATTGAACGTGCACCGAACGGTGGACAAGTTCCCCATCCAACCAATACTCCACCCAAGTGGTGTACTCGTCATCATTATCAACGAAGCCTTCTTTTTTCTCAAGAAGAGAATCGTCCATATCGCCTTTGGTTGTCGTAACAATCAATTTGAACTCCTAATTAATGAAGTGGTTGGGCCGTTAGTTGGCATTGTGATGGTGAACGTGGTTGTAGAAATTTTGTCTGAGCCGAAATCCAACACAGCGATAGACGGCTTACCAACAACAGTGTCGTTATAGATTAACGCACACCGAGCCGTGATTGCACCTGTCCACGAAATGTTTGGAAAGCCTACATAGGCGGTGTATCCTGAAGACGACACCGTGATGGGTGTTAACTGTGCGCCGCCAAGCGCGTAAGTGCCTGTAGCCGGCACTTCATCAGTTGAACTGTACGCAGTTGTATCTTCGTTCAGGTTAGCATTAGCCGTGTACAGGGCAATCTTAATTACGTCGGTCGTCAGGTCATGAATACCTTGGTACAACTGCGCCTTGAAGCTGGTGGTTTGGGTCTGGATGATCGACATATCAAGTTACCCTCTGACGGAACTGACCAGAACGGTAAGCGTCTTGACGCTCCATACCATCACCCAGACGTTTAGCCAACGCAAGAGCTTCCATGAACTTGGTGTTGTAAAGCTGCATCATGTCCGCCTCACCCTTCATGTAGGTGTAAGCCTCAACCAACGAGCCGTACAACAGCACAGAATCAAAGTTGTCGCCAAGCCATGTACGGCCATCAGCAGCCGTTGTAATGGACTCAGGGTAATAGTAGTAGTGCAATTCAGTGCGGTAGTTCTGGTCTGGCGTAGGGCCAAGGATAAACGTCAATTCATCCGTAACAGTAACGCCAGATACAGTAGGGCCAAACAAAGCGTAGTACCGTGGCACACCTGTGTCATTAGGCGTGGGATAAGCCTGCCTAATGAAGTTAACGTCTTTATTTAACAAGTACTCGTAGGTGCCTGTATTTACATCTCCGCCGGTGACATCTGTAATAACCGCCAAGGAATATACGGCCAAGAAATCGTCAGGGGCTTGTAGATACTTACTATTAACCGCCATAGAACCCTGTACATTCTTGCGAAGCGACGGGAACTGCACGTTGTTGTAAATACGCTGCTCAGCCTGCGTAACGAACACAGGGATATTAGCCACGAAATCTGCTTCCGTGTTCTCCGTGTACGCTTGAATAGCAGCGCTGAGTGCAGCGTAATTCATGCCATTGGGCCTC